ATATTCAAGGCAGAACTTCACTTGTCTTGCTGTCATCTCTGACATTCTGATCACTTCCTTTGTTTTGAAATAAGGCTGTTATACATTTTTCATATACTTTCATGATCCAACTTCGCATATGATTCCAATGCTTTTCTATGTGTGCGCCTAATATGATCATAAGAGTAAGACAATTCTTCACTGATGTCAGTCAACTTCTTATAATCAATATAATGATTGTGTAAGACAATCCGTTGAAGATCATTGTCAAGTTTACCAATCTTTTTTATCACACCAATCTGATAATCAAAGTATTTATTTTGAAGATCCTGCAAATCTCTTTCTTCATCTGCCAACTCTGACATTATTCTTTCAAAACGGTGAATGTCATGATCCGTCTGAACCTTATCATCTTTTATCCGAATACTTTGTGGACTTTCTACCATTGACCGCAATTTATCACAGTATTCTTGTTTTTTCTGAACCTGATCAAATAGGAACCTGACTTTCACCAATTCAGAATTATTGACCATAGAATCACAACCTTCCTACAAAATGATAAAAGCACAATGATTGCGGAAGAGTTATCAAAAGACCGCAATCACTATACTTTCATCAAAAGCGTATCTGCAAGAACAAAAGGAATGAAATGAATGGGTTTCCCTTAACAGATACATTTCCAAAACCCTTATTCAAAGCATCCAGTGTTATTTTATATCAGGGTTTAGAATATCAATGTCTTCAAAACGACCATCACAAAATGCTGTGAACTTTTCATCAAAGGTTGACATCAACGTTCCGTCCTTCCAGTTTAAGAAATGATATCCGTCAAGGTTATCACTGTAAAAGCATTCATAAACATTGCTTCTGATGTAAGAAACATCTTCCAGAATATCATCAACCGTAACTGGTTTTTCGGTCTTCAGATAATCACATATCGCACGATAGGCATAATAATTATTTCTATATGCACCAACGGCGGTTTCAATTTCAGCCTTGGATGGATTATTGATCTGCTTCAACGCTTCAAGTGTTGCGATAAAATCAGCCGGAACCGGAACCTTTAATATTTCCTGAACCAGTTCATCAATACCATTCAGAACTTCAGTGCAAACACCATAATTTGTTTCCCTGCTTTCTTTCAGGGTTTCATTATAAACATCCTGAAGTTCCTTTGTTTTTTCTGCAAGTACCGCACCAATATATGTTTCCCTGACCTGTGCTAAACCTTTTTCAAGTATGTTCATTGCACCAATTGCAGTATCATAATAAGTCTGTAACGAAACTGAAATTCTTTCTAACATTTTTAATACCTCTTTTCTGTTATATAAATCCTGTGATCTTTCCGGTTCTTTCATTGATCAGCGGTGTCAGTGTTCCGGCAGATAAATCATGTCTGGTGATCTCTGACATTTTTCGACACATCTTTTCAAGTGCCGTTTGTGTTGCCTTGCCTGAAACCGTCTGTTGTTTCTTGTATATTTCACATTGTTCTGCAAATGTCTTCATCATAAATCCTTAAACTTATCTTCAACTATTTTCTGTATCTTTGACTTCACAGATTCAAACGCTTTCCAGAACGGTCTGTGTCCTGATTTTCCTGAAGTGGAATACCATTGACCAGTTTTCTTGTCCTGATATTTCCACGGTACGTCTTGCCGACCATCGCCGTTGATTGCATGAATACCAGTTCCGAATTCTTCCCAGATAGCGTTTTCCACGTTTGAACCGACCGTGACCGTATCATCATCTACATGGGATTGAAATGATCCTTTGGTCTGACCTTGATCAACACGTCCGGCAGAATCATAATTTCTGGTAGTCTGTGATGCAATTTCAGCACCGATTTCAAACAGTGCTGAAAATGCTCTTTCTTTGATCAGATCCTTAATCTGTACTGAATTATCTTCAAAATGAATGTTACTCATTGACACCAAACCTTTCACAATCCCATACTACAATATATTGTGGTTGCAATCCATATTTTCACCCACATTTATCAATATGTGGTATTGAATAAGAAAAAACACCCTTCAGGGTGCTTTCTCAATAATGTTATAAATCTGTGATTGTGATAAATCATATTTATCCATCAGATCTGAAACACTGACACCTGAATCATATTCTTTACGGATCCGATTGTTCCGGTCATCCTTTTCCAGATAATGCGGATCCTTTGGAAATATGATCCGCTGACCTGCAAATATATTACTTATATTCTGAAATAATGATTCACCTAAAAGATTTTTCAAGGTGATCAACTGTCTATTATTCTTTGACAATATTCATCACAACCTTTCTAAATTATGTTCCTGATAATTCCGGATCCAAGGAATTCAAGGATCCGGAAACAATTCTGTATGTCACTTGTTAGTCATCATCTGATTTTGCTATTTCATCGGCACATTCATAACACAACCATTTCAGACCAACCTTGACCATACCCAGACCACAATGACAGTTTTCACAATCATGACTTGTAATGTGTGAGAAGGTCATATCCGTTTCATCCATGTATGCAACCTGATCAAATTCATTTGAAAGATCCAGTGCTATGTCGTAAGCATCCCTAAAGTTTTCTTCTATAGCACTAATAGAAAACAAATGTCTGTACTTGTCCTGATATTCATCTTTGACATAATAATGAATCTTTTGGTTTTCAATTTTGTGTTTCAATGTGTTTACATCAATCAATGTTCTATATTCTTTGTGTTCCATTTTTATTATCCTTTCTTTTCTGGTTAACAAAAGTCAACATCCGGCAATTGCAGAAATTGCACAATTGCAGAAATTTCTATTTCTTTATATTTTTTATATATAATAGTGTTCTCATGCATAATGTATAAAATAATAAGAAGTTCATACTTTCTGCAATTTCTGCAATTGTTTCGTGTCAACCCTTTTATTTCAACGCATTTCCCAATTGCAGAATAATTGCAGAATTGCACATTATTGTGTCATTTTCACATACATCCGCACAGACTGACCGCCTATTGTCTTTTGTTTGCTTTCAACACCGTACAAAGATTTTAGCGATCTTCCGAATTGATTCTTACTTTCCGGACTGTATGCGTTATCATGACACCATGCGGAATAAGCAAGATATATTGTCTTTGCGTCTTCCTTGAACAGATATCCTTCTTCCATATCCCTGAAGAAACCGATGACCGGATTATTGTATTCTTCATAATCATCCAGTTCCTTTTGAACCTTGGAAGACTTGGTGAACCGTTTCTGATCCAGTAACCGCTTCAGACCTTCAACACCAACCTTGATGAAATACTCCATTGCAGATTGCGTGAATAATTTCCTTTTGATGTCTGGATCAAAATCAGGATCATCTTCACTGAATACTGCATCAAACGGAACAATCACCAACCGCCTGATGACCGCACCGGTTTTATCTCTGATCCGTGGCATACTGTTTGCGCTGATAATCAGTTTCACATATGGATTGAAGTCAAACAGATCCTGACCTTTGTTTTCCGCTTGGATCCTTTCACCTGAAACAATCTTCTTGAACAATGATGCATCCGGTATGAATTCATCACTGATATCATCACCAATGTTTGCAAGTTTCTTGAATAGTGTTGCTTTACTGAAGCGGTCACCAAGGTTCTTCAGATCCATTGCAGAAACATTATCATCACCAAGGATCCGGTTCAGTATTCCGATGAATGTTGATTTACCGTTGGATTTCTCACCGATCAGAATAAAAGCCTTTTGGAACACATTTTGTCTGTAAAAGCAATAACCAATACATTCTTCAAGTAAAGACCGGATATCTGGATCACCGCAACTGATACGGTTCAATACACCATCTGCATCCGAATCATACGCATCCGGATTATAGTCCCACGGTATTTTGTTCGTTATGACATATTCCGGACTGAATTGAAAGAAGTCATCCGTGTTGATATTCAGTACTCCGTTCTGAAATGCAATCAGTTCTGATGATGCCGGAACCGCATTGTTGCACATCAGATCAAGATATTTCATGACTTCTTTTCTTTTCGCATCATTCAATGTCGGTATTTCTTTCTGCATCACCTGACCGATCAGGGTATGGTTGCAGATATATGTTCCGTTGTGGTACACATGAACCCTTCCATCAACCTTGATGAAGTTATATGACCTGATCAGATACTCACCGAACACATTATGAAGAAATGTTTTACCTTTGAAGAATACTGGTTTAGCAAAAGCATCATCACGCAAGATTGTTTCCAGTTCACGATCTGACAAAGGATCTTTCAGAACATATTTGTTGATCATCCTGATTGTTTCCTTGGTTTCATCCTTGGTTAATCCGGCAGATTGCAAAACCAATTCATAACTGAACAATGCTGAATTCCTTCCGTCACCGTATATACC